TATATCTGATTCTTCGTTGGTGTTAGCGGTGGTGTTAGCGGTGGTGGTGTTGTCATTGTTAGTGTCATTGCAATCAGAATCAAAAAATTGCAATTCTCCTTTTAAATAATAATATGCTTCTTGAATATTTTTAAATTTCTCGGTTGATTCAGGTGTGTTTCCATTTTTATCTGGATGATATCTTAAAGCTAATTTATGATATTGTTTTTTTAATTTATATAATGTAATTTCACTGACATTTATTTTAGAAATATCAATTTCTAAAATACTAAATGCTTTATAATGATCCATTTCTATCTTATTTCTTATTTCTTATTTTTTACTTATTTATTAGTTGTTCATTTTAAGTATATATTGAGCGTTAAATATTATAATATTATAATAATTATATAATGGGAAAAGTTCGCACCAGTGCTAGTTTTTATAAAAGAGGTATACCTACTAATTTTCATTCTTTCGGATATTTCACTCAAGCTAATTATCCAATTGTTCAACCTCAAGAGGGAATTCTTCGTTTACTAAATAATAATAAATCTAATATAGTGTCAAGATTCAATAATTATATGGGTGTAAATATATACAACACACGATATTATTAGAGCACTGAAAATAGTTACATACCATGTATTATTTTTGCTAAACTTAATAAATAATTTTCCATATGATAAATTGGTCTATAGTTATTGTTATAATATTGAAAAAAACAATATGTTTTAATTAAAATAGGCGACAATTGTTCTTTACGAATTTTATTTTCATTTATTAGTGTTGAAATAATATACCATATACAGTCTGATATGTCTAAATTATAAATAAACATATCATATAAAATATCTCTGAATTTCAAAAAATTACTTTCTTCTATATTTTTTATATTGTGTAGTATTTTATTACATATAATTTTGTATTGTAACATTAATTCATCATTATAAAGATGTAAATTTTTTATATTTGTTATATTTTCTAATTTTATTTTAGGAGGTATTTTTTTGATACATTTCATGTAATTTGTTTTTGTTGGTCTAGGAATATTTATTATTTGACAACAATTTAATATTGTATCTGGAATAAAACTTAATTCTTCGGTAATTATAATAAACTTCAAATCAACACAAATTGAATGATTTTTTTGCATGTAACTATAAAAATTTTCTAACAGTTCACTGTGAATATCATTGAAATATTTACAAACTATAATACCAAATTTATCATTTTTGGCTGATATAATATCAATAATTTGTAAGTATATTTCGTGCCATAATAATTTTGAATTGCAACCTAATAATGACATGTCAATCTCATAATGTATATCACTTATTTTAAAATAATATTGTTGTTTATTATACGTGACACTTATTTTTTTTTCATATTTTAAATCAGACGGACTGTATTTTTTAATAGATTTCAACATTTGTGTGTATTTTCCAACACCACTAGGTCCATAAAATATTACATTGGGTAATTTATTTGTATCTTTGGGAAATTTTGTATACAATTTTTCTAATTTTGGATGTAAATTTTCTCTCTGGTTTTCAATTATATATTCTTCAAAATGGGTTTCATAGAATTTCATTTATAGTCAAGTAGTTAGTTATATAAAATAAATATTCTTTATTTGATTATAATACTCAATTACTTAGTAAATGTTAATCTTATGATATAACTTAAAAACATCTTTAAAATAAATATAGTATATTACACTATATTTATGAATTTGATAAAAAATTTAAATCAATATGATGACAATTGCATAATATTTTGCGATCCAATTAAAAATACGATAATGAATGACGGAAATTTTATTAGAATATTATATTCAACAAATAATTTTACTTTGAATGGTGTTTATTTATTAATAAATTTAAAAAATGTTTATTGTGATAAATACTACAATAAATATAAATGTAATTTTAATATTGAAAACCACAAAATTTTAATAGAAAAAATTAAAACAATAGAAGAAAATTTATTAAAAAAACTTGAGAATACATTTTGCAATAAATATCCTCAATTTAAAATCAATGAGCAATTCAAAAATGGGTTCATAAAAGTTTTCCAAGAAGTGCAAAATAAAGCAGAAGTCAATTTTATTTTGAAAATATCAGGAGTATGGGAGATAAATTCCAGTTATGGTTTAACATATAAATTTATTAAGATAAATGGAGATTTTTGAATCCATCAGCAGAAAAACTCTTCAAAATTGTAAATAATGTTATTGAAGATATTGCTGAAATTACGCCATATAAATATAAAAGACTTATAGTTACCTTTGATAATTTTTGTGTTGTTTCAAATTTGCCATTATTAATGTTATTGTAAAGCAAATACACTTGTAATAGTATCATTATTATAGTTATATTATTGAAAACTTTATAACTATCTGGAACGTGATCAACTAATATTTTATCTTTGTATGTAATGACTAAAAATAAAACTAGTCCTATAATTCCCAACATTAACAAGAATGGACCACAATTTAAAATTATGGATAAAAACATTTGGCCGAGACCTACATTTTGTGTTGTTTGCAATAAATTAAACAAAATTATATATAGTATCATCATTATACTGAGTATTATCATGCAATAACCACTAATTATTGCTCCTAAAGAAACTGTCCCTGAAGAGAAAAAATAAATAATGAATGATATTACACTTGCTATTAATAGTGATTTATAAATGCCTGAATACCAGTTTGCCATATATTATATAATTATTATATAAAATAATTATATGAATTATTATACTCTCAAGAATTGTAGTTGTCGCGTTTATTAAAGGTTTTTACGAAGGATCCATTTAGTTTTGATGGATTAATAGTTTTAATAAAACATGTTTTTGTTCCACCACCTCTAAAAGTCGTTGAGTATATATTATAGGCATTTATTGGTAAATCAAATTTTTTTACATAACTTGTTGAATTTTGTGTTCTTTCGCCATAATTAGTATTTTGATTTAACATATTATTATTATTAAATAATATTTTAATATAAAAAATAATTTATTAACTAATTTATATAGATGAGCAAATTTTATACTCCATATTCAAATACTAATCAAAATCATCCTCTTCAACATAATTCACAGAACTTCTTATCTTATAAAAAATATGTTTCAATTCATTCAGAAGATAGAGACGCTTTATCATATCCGAATTCTTCGGAATTTGAGATTGAATTACCAGAAGATATAACTAATATATCAACAATGAAATTAGTTGATTGGTCATTTCCATCTAACTACAATACTTTTTCGGTTTTAAATTCAAATATTACGATGATGTTTAATTTCAATTGTTTATATGATCCGACCAAGTATGACCCAAATAACAGTTTAGAATTAGCTATTTATCAAGCTTTAAGTGCATGTAACACAACTTATATTGTTACTATTGAAGAAGGATTTTATAATCCTACCCAATTGGCAAGAGAATTAACAAATAAATTTAATGAAGCAGTAACAAATGTAATAGTAACTTATTTAAATTTTAGTGACTCGCTATATTATTTATTAGAGACTTTTATAAATTCTGGTGGATACAATAGATTCAAAATTGTTTATAATGATGTTTCACAAAAAATATGGTTCGGAAATAGTGCTGATTGTTTTCAATTAATGAATGAGACTATTTTTGTAGCAAATTCGGATGTCAATGAAAATTTATTATGCAAAAAAACTCAGGTTCCTGATTTTTCTAATTGGGGATTGCCTGGAAATTTAGGGCTTACAAGATGTAACGTAAGTTCCTGTCCGCCAACAAATTTATTAACTGATGATAACTGCGACCCGATTAGTAATAATTATTTAATTTCAAATAATTACATGCGTTTTTATTACGGTGATATCAATATAAATGCTAACGGGATGGGAGACAACGGGATTTGGTTAACACCTGCAACAGATTTAACTGGAAATGTTTTACCTGGAGCTGTTGTTCAATTTGTTGAATGTCCATATAAAATTAATATATTTGGGCCTTCTTACATTTATATGGAAATTTATAAATATAATTGTATTGATGAAACTCAACCATATAATATAAGTGCATTCACTTTGACAACAAATGAAACAAATGGTATTGTAAATTCTGCGTTTGCAAAGATCCCTATTGTATCAACCCCGACATCTCAGTTTTTTGACGGTCCATCTAATTCGTATAAATTTTTTGATCCTCCAGTAGAAAGAATAAGACGTTTAAAATTTCGTCTAAGATACCATAATGGAGAGTTAGTTAATTTTGGCGTGTTTGAATATACATTCACACTTGAATTCACAACACTTTTACCGATGATTAATAGGGCTGTTAATTACGTCAACCTTTAAGATCCACCTTATCCACCTTTATAAAAGGTGGAGCCAAATATTTTGCTCTACTTTTATAAAAGTAGAAAGGTGGATTTGCGCAAAAAAATTTCAAAAATTTATATTCATTATTACTATAATATTGATAATGAATCGTCCTTTAGCAATACCTCTAAATCAAAAACAAATATTAGAATTACAAATTCAAAAATTAAAACAACAAAATACAATATATTTGCAAAATTTACAAAAACATTATCAAAATCAATATGAGGATAAAATCAATGAATTTATCAATTCATATAAAAATAACAATACTAACAGCGAATCTAGTGTTGATGAACCTACCGAAGATGAATCTAATATCAGTGAAAACGTTATTGAAGATGAAAATATTACTCCTGATGGTATGCAATATCATTATAAATTAACAACGAATACATCACTAGATCCATCTATTCCATATGTTACATTTAGCGGACCTCAATTAAAAGCATTATATAATATTCCAACAATTACACAATCTACACCTGACACGCGTAAAGTGACAATCGCAATTATTGTTGCATATCACTGTCCAACACTACAGAGCGATTTAAATACTTACTGGCAAAGCCCTTTCAATTTTGGTCCAACGTCTACTCCACCAACTATAAATGTATATACATTTCAAGGTGCCCCTGTAAATAGCGGTTGGAACTTAGAAGAGTGTTTGGATGTTCAAATGGTCTCTACAGCAAACCCCAATGCTAATATTTGGGTTGTTGAAGCTAGAAGTGCAAGTCAAATTGATTTAAATGCTGCAATACAATATGCTACAACCAAAATAAACGCTGATATTATATCAATGTCTTGGGGAGGTAATGATTCTACAAATCTAATTCCTAGTAATAGTTTGTTTATGAATCCAATTAATACTGCAAATTACAAATGTTTTTGCGCTTCATCGGGAATGAACAATTCAGTAAGTTGGCCTTCTGTTTTGTCCAATGTTATTTCTGTAGGTGGTAGCACCGTTGTTTGGAATCCTAGTTCAACTAATCCAATTGCTCGTTCGGAATATACATGGACAAACAGTGGTTGTGGATTTTCAACTTCTGTAGAAAAACCTCAATATCAGAACGATGTAAATCCAAGTGTTACATACAGAGCAACCCCTGATATTAGTTTGATTGCAAATCCTACTACAGGAGTGAGTATTGTTTGCAATGGTAAATGGAATCAAGTTGGCGGAACTTCTGTAGCGTGCTCATTTTTTGCTGGTATTTTATCTCTCGCAAATCAAGAACGTTTCAATTCTGGAAAATCTCCATTGACAACTGTATACACGCAATCTCCAACTACAAATAAAACCCCATCTTCAATTCCACAAAGACATATACAAAGTTATTTGTATGAAAGTATTTATAAAAATCCAGATTTGAAAAATGCGTGTTTGACGGATGTTTCGGGATCTGGTTATGATATTGCAACCGGCTTGGGTTCACCAAATGCTTCTGCATTATGCAATGAACTATCCACAAATATACCTTAGTTTCAACCTTTCCACCTTTCCACCTTTAGAAAAGGTGGAGCCAAACAATAATTGAAAAGTCAGTCAATTTATAAAATTTTTAGATTTTGGCTCCACCTTTTCTAAAGGTGGATCCAGGATTTTAAAACATCAATATCACATGTTTTATAATCTTCTTCAAAACCCTTTAGAGAGAGAAACTTTGGTTTCTTCATTTTTGACGTCTTAAAAAATATATAGTCGCCTTTTTTACTCTTTCTAATACTAAGATCAGGTGAAATTTCTCTCACCATATTGCTTCCTTCTTGTAAAAATGGTATAACTTCATCTAAATGAATGCTTTCAATAGGTCTATTTCCCAGTTGTTTTAATGTTTTTGATAATTCACCGCATGCAACGTATAGTCCGAACTTCCCTTTTTTCAATATTACATCTTTATCATCATATTTACCAAGATTTATTTGATTTGCCGATATTTTCACTTGTTTTTCAATATCATTTTCTATTAATTCTTCTAAATTATAATTTCCTTGTTCTAATTTATCCATATCTATTTGCAAGTTTTTTTTAATTGGTTTATATGTTGTTACCTTTTTACCATCTACTTTTTCTACACATTTTATAACAGGACCATATTTTGCTATAGTATAAACATGAGTATCATCTATTTTGAATTCAAATTTTGATTTTTGTGTTTGTTTCACTTCATCTATAATAGCGTCTAATTTATCATTACATCTTTTACATAGTTCACTCCAAACATGATTACCTTTTGATATCTTATCTAAATCATCTTCCATTTCTCTCGTAAAATCATAATTCAATAGTTCCAAAAAGTGTTTATCTAAAAACTCCATCACTATTTTACCAAGTGGCTGTAAAATAAGTTTGTTCTTTTCATTACCAAAATCACGAGTAGTTTCTAGTTCAGTTATTTCATCATTCTCTAGTTCATAATCAGTTACATTGATTGTTTTACCTTTTACATCTTCCTTTTTAACATAACCACGTTCTTGTATTTTCTCAATCAACATGGAAAAAGTAGATGGCCTACCTATTCCTTTTTCTTCCAATAATTGCACAAGTCGCGCTTCTGTATAATGCATCTTAACATTTTTAATAGTTACCTTACTAACAACCTTATTGTATTTAATAGGTTGACCTTGTTTTATCGTTTGTAAATATTGAAATTCTTTACTATCTGTTGAAAATTTATTTTTGACTATTTTCCAACCAGGAAATGAAATTAATTCTGATGTATATTGAAAAATAAGAGATCCGTGTCCTTGAATTTGCGCTTTTACAGAATTATATGTTGCTGCTGACATACAACTTTCTAATGTATTTTCCCAAATCAATTTATACATTTTTCTTTCTCTTGGATTCAGTTTCTCTGGTAATTCTTTGAGAGAAAGTTTAGTTGGTCTTATTGCTTCGTGGGCTTCTTGTGCAAGATCATTTTGAGATTTTTTCGCAGATTGTTTATTTTTCGGTTGTTGCTTTGGAGTTTCTTCTTTCTCTCCACGACAGCACAAATTATCTATATTTTCATTAATATATTTTTCTTCGTAATTATTTTGGATATATTTTTTTGCAGTTTCTAAAAAATCAGCACTATACTTTTTACTGTCCGTTCTCATATAAGTAATATATCCACCTTCGTAAAGTGTTTGGCACAATTTCATTGTTTCTTTTGGAGAGAAATGAAATTCATTACTTGCCACTTGTTGTAATCTACTCGTTGTAAACGGCTCTGGTGGTTGTTTATACACTTTTGTTGGTTGCGAACAACCATAAATATGGGCATGATCTGCGGTTTTATCTAAAAACTCTACTATTTCATCTTCTTTCTCAAATTGATGATTTAATTCAAAAGGTAAATTCATATTTGTAAAATAGCCACTTGTGTTGAATACTTTTTTGTTCTCTGATGTATCTATTTCCTTTTGATTATCGTAAACTAATCTTAGCGCTGGAGATTGACATCTACCTGCAGAAAGCGATTTTTCCGAATTTTGCGATATAAATTTCCATAACATTGGCGTTATTTTAAAACCGACCAAAAGATCCAATATTTGACGCGCTTGTTGGGCATGAACCATATTCATGTCAATTGTCCGTGGATTTTTAACAGCTTGTTGTAATGCTTTTTCAGTTACTTCATTGAATATGATCCGTTTTGTTGTTGGTGGAAGTTTAAACAATTCTAGTAAATGATAGCCAATTCCTTCGCCTTCACGGTCATTGTCTGTCGCTATGATAACCTCATCTGCGTTTTTAATTTCTTTGCGGATGAGTTCTATTTGCTTTTTCTTTAAAGAATTGTTGATAATTTGATACGTAGGTTTAAAATCATCTTCTATTTTAATATTGGAGAGAGAAGGTAATTCTCTCAAATGTCCGAAACTGGCAACACATTTATAACCAGGACCCAAATATTCTTCTATTTTTTTACATTTTGCAGGAGATTCCACAATAAGAAGTGTTCTTGTTGTTGAATATTTTTTTGACATCTCACGTATACATTTAATATAGTAAAATGCCATTAAACCTTTTTAAAATTATATCTATTATGATAATGATTTAAAAATTTATCGCGTATTAATAATAATATAATGATATTAAAATATTATTATTCGTTTTTATTAGTTTCTTTATTTACCCAAAGTTTTAGTTATGTTCATTTACTTGAGAGAACAATTGCATCTTTTGACGAAAATCATCTTAATATAAAGTCATGTAAAAACTGTAAATACTTTATAGAAAACGACAAGATTGAATTTAGCCATTGCTCAAAATTCATGAAGCCAAAAAATAGAAATAGAGCTGCAATTGGTCAAGAATATAAACCACCATTAGTTCAATATATAAAAGTTGATCACCCTGATCATTTCAATAATACTAACAGATATGATACGATGTTACTATTTTATTTAGCTACCACATGCAGAAACAGTAATATGATGTGCGGTGAGGATGGAAAATATTATGAGCGAAAGTATTCTGATATTTATTGATATTTATTTTATGTGGGGTTACCTATTCATTTTCTTAAATTGTCTCCAGCTAATTTTAAATAATGGTTTTAGTTCTTCTTGTTTACTCTCTTTATTCTCCTCGTCTAATTTTTCAGCCTTTTTTAATGCGCTATCTACATATATTTTTTTTAAAAGTGTTCCAACTTTAAATGATCCTTCATGTTGATCCAATTTTCCATCCTCAATTTGTTTTAAAACGTCTAAAAATTGATGCAATATATGAATATCTATTTCATCTTTTCTAACTTTGTTGTAAATATCAGTATAATAAGTAAATAAAAAGTTGCATTCATTCATACATTCTAGATGTATTTTGTCAGAATCGTCGCGATATTTAGCTTTGATTAATACCATATTATTTAAATCATTTCTTAGTATACTACTATGTTTCAATCTACGTATTGAATCTGTTTGATCTTCTACATTGTTTGCGGTAATCATTTTTTGTAAATGAAGTCTTTGTTTTTCGTCCATTGTATCCATTGTATAGTTCGTATAAATTATGTAAGAATATTTATTTTTATATTGAACTCAATATATAATATATAATAAATATATATATATTATATAAATGACTATCCCAGGAATGATGTTACCTACACAACAAGCAATGTTAGCAGGTAATCCAAGAGATTCTGCTATTGCTCAACAAAATGCAACAGATGCAAAACTTCAGGGTTTAAATAATCTTGCTGGTGGAAAAGGCAAACGAATCAGATTTAGAAAAAGAGGCGGAGCTGTTATTCAACCAGCGACTATTACGGTTCCTCAATTTTCTATGCAATACACCCCACAAGGAGGTCCTGGACAAACACCAAATAGTGTTATCCAACAAGGTGCTCTTGTTGGCACTCAAGGCGCAGAAAATGCTAGATATGATCAATATGCTACTCAAAAAGGCGGCTATTATAATGTGAATATGAATACAAACACAAATCAATACCAATGGGGATGTTATAGTGGAGGAAAAAAATACAGAAAAAAAGGAGGAAAACCCAGCCGAAAAAAACGAACCAGTTGTTACTCTGGTAGAAGAAATAAATTACATAAAACCAGAAAAAACAGGAGAACTAGAAAATATAAACATTGAAAATAGTGAAAATATTTGAATAATTATATATTAATAATATAAGTTAAGACTTATAATTATGCCATCAGGAAAAAATTGGATATGTTTTATATATATAAATTTAGCATTTGCTATATACATCGCAGGTGTTTTTTATTTGAATTCACTTCAAGAAATTAAGTCAAATTGGCCTCAGTATAGATGTAATCCACTATATATGCCATTATCTGATAATATTGAAAAAGACTTTATTTATTGCATTCAAAATACCCAATCTAACTTTATGGGATATATATTGCAACCTATAACATTCATAACAAGTTCATTAACAGGGTTACTATCTAGTTTTATGGGTGAAATAAACATGGTTAGAGCTATGTTTGATAAAATAAGAACTTTTTCTGCTTCTATTATTCAATCGGTTTTTGGTGTATTTTTAAATTTAATTATAGAATTTCAAAAAATAATGATTGGAATTAAAGATGTAATGGGAAAAACAATTGGTATTGTTGTAACTCTTATGTATTTGATAGATGGTGGTATTAAAACAATGAATAGTGCATGGAATGGTCCACCAGGACAATTAGTAAGAACCCTTGGTAAATGTTTTCATCCTGACACAAAAATAAAATTAAAAGACGGGAATATTGTTGCAATGAAGGACATTAATTTAGGAGATGTTTTAGAAAATGGTAGTGTAGTTGAATCTACAATGAAAATAGACAATAAGATAGAAAAACTATCTCTTTATGTAATAAAAGGAAAAGGTGTTGATAATGAAAATATTCTTGTAACTGGTTCACACTTGATATACGATGAAAATAAAAAACAATTTATTAGAGTTGAGAATTATTCAACAGCGGAAAAATGTAATGTTGAAACTGACTGGTTTTCTTGTTTGATCACAAATGATCACAAAATTCAAATCGGAAATGAAATTTTTTGGGATTGGGAGGACTATTTTGTTAAACTTTTTTTAGCATAATGTAAACAAAATATTAACAAAATATAAATTTGAAATTGAAATCAATATTATCCATATATTATATATACAATATACAATATAGAATATATGGATACAGCAGATACAACAAAGAAAGGGATAAATAATATAAAAAAAATGTATGATAATTTGTCCTATTTTGATCAATATGGCGCCTCAATAATTTTGTTCATTGTCATTACAATTGTTTTAATGATTTTTATGGCATCTTGTATTGCTCTTGCAAATGTTCAAAAAATAAAAGATGATTGGCCTAATCAACGGTGTAAGCCATATATTATTCCTATAGCAGGAATTGTTAATAAACCCGATAATATGAGTCTGAAAGATTTTACTGCACAAAATTTTACTTATTGTATGCAAAATATTTTGAAAGGCGTTTCTTCTCAATCCCTAGAGCCATTGGCTTTTATAACAAGTTCAATAACGCAAGCAATGAATTCTGCGACAGGAACTATTAATGGTATGAGAGCAATGATAGACAAAATTAGAAATCTTTTTGCTGCAGTGATCCAAGAAATAATGGGTAGATTATTGAATATAATAATTCCATTACAAGAAATAATTATAAAATTCAAGGATTTTGCAGTGAAAGTTCAAGGAACCATGACGGCTGGTTTATTCAGTGCATTAGGAGTTATCATTACTTTAAAGTCTGCGTTAGCAAACATTGTTAAATTCATTGTTACTATTTTGATCATAATGGTTGCAATTATATTTATTTTTTGGTTATTTCCATTCACATGGGGAACTGCCATAGCTGGAACTGCCACTTTTATTGCTGTGGCAATACCTTTGGCGTTAATATTAACGTTTATGTCAAGAGTATTAGGAATTGACGCTGGATTATCAATACCGGGTTTAAAAAAACCAAATTTGTGTTTTGACAAAAATACTAAAATTACTATGAATGATGGAACCAGTAAAACTATTTCTGAAATTATTGTCGGAGAGAAAGTTGTAGGTAATAATCTAATAACAGCTAAAATTGTTGTTGAAAGACAAAATTCAATTATGTATAATTTAAATGGTGTTGTAGTTTCTGATTCGCATATTGTAAAATATAAAGATGAATGGGTTCGTGTAGATCAACATCCAGATGCTGTAAAAATTGACAAGTATAGCGAACCTTACTTGTATTGTCTTAACACTGAAAATAAAATTATTGAAATCAAGGGAATGGTATTTAGTGATTGGGATGAAATATATGATGATGAATTGGATAAAATTAAAAATGTAAAAATTAAGAATGTATTGTTTGATCAAAACAAGACGCTGAATTATAGTATGGATGACATAATTGTAAATAATTTAGACATTCATAAATATTTAGATGGAGGATTTGAAAGAAATACAGAAATTAAATTGAAAAATGGTCTCGTTAAAGCTATCCAAAATATATCAATCGGAGATGTTCTTGAAAATGGAGAAAGAGTTTATGGATATGTTGAAATAGATGGTATAAATTTAATTGAACAAGCTGTTTATAATTTAGCAAAAAATAGATTTGTAACTGGTGGGTCTAATTTGAATATTTGCGATAAAACATTGGGTTTTACCTCTACATTGGAATTGAATAAAAAATATAAAACTTTGAAAAAAAACGACGAATGTAATGACAAATTGTATCATTTACTTACAGATTGCCAAAGTTTTTATATCAACGGAATCAAATTTTATGATTATAATTCTTGTGTTGACCTTTTTTTAGAAAAATATAGAGCAAAATTATTATCTATGAAATATGTATAATGGATATTTCTATTCTTGGGTTTAAATTAAAAATGGAAGTTTTAATACTAATTGGTGTTATTTATTTGATTCTAATCATACATACTCTTTATGGATGTGTTAATATTTTTGGAAAGAGAGAAGGCATGGATACTTTGACTCAACCATTTCCAGCAACAGTTCTTCCAAACTCTGATGTAAGTGCCGCTTTAATACCTGCGTCTCCTTCTACCCCAACTCCTTCAGGTTACCCAGAAGGGGTTCCTGCATCAAGTAGTGCTAATTCAACATCAAGTAGTTCAAAAAAGACTGTTGCAACTGAGGGATTTTCTGGTGCTAATACCAACTATGGTGAATCTGCTTCTTATCCACTTACACAATCAACTTATTTGAATACATCTCAATGGGGAGCACCAGATATAACCATTGTTGCTGGCAAGCCTATCCCAAAAGCAGCTCAAGCTATCATTGACCGTCCTAACCAATCATTGCCACTACCAGAAGGTCAGCTCTCCTTGTTTGATAATATGCCATTCAGTCCTGAATGCTGTCCAAACACTTACAGTTCAAGTATGGGTTGTGCTTGTATGAATTCTCAGACATATAACTACTTAATAACTCGTGCGGGAAATAATGTTCCTTATTCAGAATATTAACAACATAAATTAAAATAGTTGTGTAAAATTATTTATATGAAAAATGGTAAAAATATTAAATGATTTTTAATATTTTTGTATAATAACTATTTAACGGCGTCGTTTTGTAGACTTTCTTTTTCTACAAAACGAACGTTTGGTTCCATGTGCCCAAAGACATTTTTTTTTAGCAGTTTTACAATTTTTATTTTTTCTTCCTTGACATTTGCGTTGTCTTTTAGAAAAAAGAGCTTTGTGAATATTATAAACGGGCATTATAATATTTACAAAGAAAAAATACTTATAATAATAATATAATATATTATGAGTGAATTAGATAAAAATAAAAGTATGATGGCAACTCTAAAAAAAGGACCTAAATTACTATATAATACCACAGTTGGAGAACTAAAAAATGGAAGAATACCAATACTTGATAGTGGATATAGAACATTTTATAGAAAATCATTCAATCCAGATAATACAAAAGGTAACGAAGTTTTTCCAAAAAGTGAAGGATATTATAGGTTGGGAGGTAAACTAGTTTCTCGCCGTAAAAGAAAAAATAAAAATAAGACAAGGAAGAATACTAAAAATAGATCAAGAAAAAACAAACATAAAAAAACTTAAACGAAATTAAAAAGTACAACAATTTATATTTTAAATTGTTTAGGATTGTTCAAATGGATTTTCGCTAAAGGAATAAACATAGCCATTAAATAATTGTTTTACAAAAAAAAATGGTATTTGATCTAATATTCCAGATTCTTGTATATGTTCATACCAGGTTCTATTAATTTCATTCATCTTTGTATGCTTCATGTTTCTTATTAAAAACCCAGTAGCTGAGTGGCGTTCTGTTACTTCACTTAATCCATTGTCAAGTTGTTTTTTGATGTAAGCTTGATATTTATCTTTTTCTACTCTATAACGTTCTTGTTTGATGCCTTCATAATATTCATTCCATACATTGTTATCAAGATACCAATGTTCTCTAAGCAGTATTGCATAATCCCTTTCCACAAAATATTTGATAATTATTCTCTCCACAAATTTTTCGTCAACTTTGTTCAATTTACTATCTAAATAACATACGTAAGAATATGTGCTCAATTCTTTATATTCATTAGGTAATGCCTTAATATGTTTACTAACCATTGAACTTTCAAGATAATTATGAGTTATTGGTTTATCATCATAAACACCAATCCATTTAGTATTTTTTAATTTATCTAAAATGGTTAGATTATTTGTATAGTAATAACAGTCATAATTTAAAGATGGCATTTCAGGTATTTTAAATGCTGGATTATTATCTCCGCCGTAAAAACATGTATAGAAAGCTAAATCAACCTTTGTTTTATTTAAATAAAGAATAGTTGTTGTTTCAAAAAACCCTGTTCTATATTCTACTCTATACGCTATGTTAAAAATTCTGAAAATCTCAGATATTTCGCTTTTATTTACTTGTGTATTTGAAACATCTGGCAATGGTTTTAAAAAAATTAAACACATCTTTTTATTAAAGGATTTACATGCATTTTGTAAGATTTTTTTCCATTCAGAATTATGTTCTAAAACATCGCGCATGAATATACCGTCTACGCTTGAAGTATATTGACACAGATCTGCTTTAATATTGGTATTTGATTCTATTGAATTATCAATACCAATATATTCAATATGATTTTTTTCTATATATTTTTTGAATTTAGATTCACCACATCCCCAATCTTCTATTTTGTTACAATTTTTCAAAAAACTATAACCTAATTCATATGTTAATTGATTAAACCACTCGTTCATTATAATAATTTGAAACAGATTATTTTTAAATATATTTATATTATAAATGGTAAAAACAATCAAAAAATTAACAAATAAAAATAATTTGACAAAAAAGATTCGTTATAAATTGAAGGGTAATGAGTTAATATTTAGAAAAGATTGTCAAATTGGATTAAAACCTTTTGAAGAAAAATATCAAAAAGAATTCAAGACAAATAAATTATACAATTTATCTACTCGTAAATTTACAAAATTATTGTTATCTAATTTTTCTCCGTCTTCTATTAAAGCTGAAAATGATTTTTACTCTTATATCAATTATAAATGGCTTGAGAATGTAGAACTTGAAAAACAACAGAAATATATTACGCAAGTTGATGATTTTAGATTGACTCAAGACAAAGTATATCATGACTTACATGATATCATGATTGAATACATGAAACATAACAAGTCAACGCTTTCAAAAATTATGAAAAAATTTTATGATTCTGTTATTAACATGAATGATATTCGTGATAGTAAAATTAAATCTATGCAAGAAGTTGCTTCATTAGAAAATATGATAAAAGAAGGAAATCCATGGAAATTATTAGCTCATATCAATAAAAGTTATATTTACAATTATTTGGCACCATTTGTTTTTATGATCAGTCCAGATGATAAACAATCAAGTATTTTTAGAAGTTATATTAATCCACATCAATTTATATTATTGGATTTGAATGTATATTATGATGATGGAACAAATGTTGAATACAAAAAAAATTATAGAAACAACTTCAAGAAATTTTGCAAAGATCTGTTCAATTTATGTTTAGGTCATGGACATGGATACAATACAGATGACATTTACGAGGTTGAAGTAGATATTTTCAACACACTAGGTTGTCAAGATGCTACTAAAAGTGAAAAAAGTTATAATAAAGTTTCAAAGAAAGAGGCAATGGAAAAATTCAATTTTGATTTTAATGAATTTTCAAAACAATTGGGGTTTAAAAGCACCCCAGATTTTTTCATTACTTCTAGTTTAAATTATTTAAAATGTGGCACCGATTTATTTTTGAAAAATTGGAATTCTGAAAAATGGAAAAGTTACTGGTTATATATTTATTTACAAACCATTTGTAGAATTACACGAAAATGGGAAAGGTTGTATTATAATTTTTTCGGTAAATTTGAGAGAGGTCAAGAAGCAATCAATCAAACTAATGCGGTTAGTTCTTCATTATATATGTCAATCCCGTTCAATAGTTTCCTATCTCAAAAATATGTTGAACAACATGCGGATCCTGCAAAAATTGAGTATGTTAAAACATTGTGTAACGATTTGAAATCAGTTTTCCATAGAATTATGACAAATAATACATGGTTGAGTGCCCCTACAAAGAAATATGCTCTATATAAATTGAGCAAATTAAATTTTACTGTTGGTTACCCTGAAACAGTTCGCGAGGACCCTTTACTTCCATATGACAAGTCGTTATACAATAATATGCTTTTAATTAGTAATTGGAGAATTGATCAATTTATTAAATTAGAAGGACAGCACGTTATTGACTTGCCTTTTGTTGATTTCTCTCAGTATCCATTAAAATTAACTGGGAACCAACCTTATATAGTAAATGCATCTTATACACCTTCTAAAAATAGTATCTACATCAATTTGGGATATATTCAAAAACCATTTGTTGATCTGGATGAGCGTGGTATAGAATATAATTTGGCTCATTTGGGATTTACTATTGGTCACGAAATGTCACATGGGTTTGATGATTGGGGAAGTCAATATGACGCAGATGGTAATTTGAATGATTGGTGGACGCCTGCAGATAAAAAGAAATTCAAGGCAATCCAAAATGATGTTGTTAAGCAATATGAAGAGTTTGCTGCGAGGGATGGTATTACATTTGATGCATCTATTGGTATTGGTGAAGATTTAGCGGATATATCAGGTATGGCTATTTGTGACAGATATTTAAAGGATTATCAAGACAACAATGATGATTTAATACCAATTAGATTTGTTTCTTATGAAGTTTTCTATATTTATTATGCATTCCAGCAGAAACAAAAGGTCTCCAAGAAAGCACTATCGGCTCAATTAAAAACGAATCCTCATCCTTTAGATAAATATAGATGTAATGTTCCATTGTCGCGCTCTCAAATTTTCAGATCGGTTTACAATGTTAAAAAAGGCGATGGTATGTGGTGGAAAAATACGGATACTGTTTGGTAATAGCCAATTAATAATTAATTATAACTCAATAAATATATAAATATAACCAATTTATATATTTTATTCATCCGTTGTAAATAACAGAATAATCTAGGTCACAATAACCACCCCATCCATTACCATACTTCTGAACAGTCCAATTACATGGTAATTGTATGGTGTCTCCTGCTGTTTTACAATCATTTACATTATGAGCCCTTTTGCATTCTCCATAGTCATAACATTTATTTTTATACCAGAAACAATAATTATTAACTACGCCATTACAACGTTTTTCAGTAGTTGCGTCTGAACATTTTTTTAAATTATTGTAAGCCTCTTTAAATTTATTTAATCCATAGGATATTACATAAAAAAAACTAATTAAAACAAAAAATAAACACATCGTCTTTATAAATTTATTTTGAAAGCTTTTTCATTATATATAAATATATAGATTAAAAAATATAAAAATTATTAGCTTTTATCTATCGTGACATTTTTGGCAATTTTCTTGATTATTTTTGTATCTTTTTCATAGTCGTTGTCTCCTTTACCTCCCATTGCTTCATAAACAATTGTATTATATTGGCTATTTTTTTTTGAATCATATTCTTCACAATCTGGGTATTTTTCTCTAAAAGCCTTGAACATACAAATATTTTTGTGTGCAATCATTCTAATTGCATTTCGTAATTTCTTATTTGCTTCATCTTCTTTTTCCCAAATATTATCTTCTTTTACATACATAACTTCCCTCTTTTGATCTGTGCAATGGACAGGTCGTTTTTCTACTTCTAACGCATTTAGATTTTTAATGATTATATTGGAAATTCCTTCAATATAACCAACCTTTCCCACGTTTTCAAGGTCGGATACTTGTAATTTAACAGATTCTACAAAGTCACTAATATTCATTGCATCTTTGCATGTTTCATTCAAAAAGAATTGCAAATTGAATGTTTTGTTATTGCAATTATTATTACTGACATTGGAGGTATAATTGTTTTGACCTTGTTTACATATTTCAAACATACTTTTTTGTAATTCTGCATTACTTTTAACCATTTCAAAAATGAGTCCTGTCAAAGCTTGAATATCAGTTTGCGATTGTTGTATTTGCGTTGGTGTTACGTGTATATTTTCATCTGACGTATTATTACATTTTTCAGTATTAAATTCACATTTATTTTCATGATACCAGAGACTGTTTCTCGCCTTGTAACTTTTTTGACAAAATCTACAAACGAATTTTTTGACGATTACGGCGTTTTTTTGTTCTATAATTGTGGATTTTGTTCTATGCAAGTGTTTTTGGGTTGATATGTGTCGCTCCCAATCACTTTTCTTAAAGCATTTAAAGTCACAACTCTGACAATCTAATAATATGGCGTTTTTTGGCGTAAAAAGCATTCAAATATTCTATATTACACATAGAATAAATTTTACGTCTAAATCATTTTTTGGAAAAATGTAAAAAATTATGGTAACAAATCCAGAATTATTTTTTTGGTAACCACACGTTAAATTTCAATTATGGTCACAAAGGTTATATTTCTTCAAGACCTTTTCGGATTTTTGAAAAATGGACAAAAAAAATGTCCAAAATTGAAAAGCCAAAATACTTTTGGGAAAAGAAAATCGTTAAAAAATAATAAATTCATCAAATAACTTAAATATCACTGAAAAAAGAGAACTGTTACTTGCATGCCTGGCAAATTTTGCAGTATTCAATTGTCTGTGACCTATCAGGGTCTATGTCTATTAAATCTTGAATCCATTCATGTTTACACATAGAAGCAAGTTTACTTCTTATTTTATTGTTTAATAGAATTAATTGTTTTAAATGTTCATCTTGTTGATTCAAATTTGCATTTATTTCAGTTATATGTTTGTTATATTGAAAAACGTCTTCATTAACATTCAGGCTTGTATCAATTAAATTTAAAATTGTTTCTTCTTTCATTTTTGTGTAATTATTATTGATTTCTTTCAAATAAGCGATTGTATAATCGTTTTCGTTTTTCATTTTTAATAAATAATCTTGACTCATTTGTTATTATTTATTAAAATATGTAAAAAAATATTTATATTATTTTTACATAACAATTTAAAATTCAAAGATCTACATGAGTGATCGTAAGGGAATCTAGGTTCCATTAAACATACATATTATACAAAGCAGAAACATTTTCTTTGTTTACTTTAATTAATTTATCTACAATTTCTTTGTTAATAGTCAATGGAAATTCAACTTTAATTGACATATCTTCTTCAAATAAGTTTGTCCCTGGTTTCATTAAACGATACAAATTCAACTTTGTATGAATTATTTCTAGACAGCGTTTTAAGTTACGCACACCATCTTCTTTATTACAATGAGTATCTACCAAATATTGAATGACTTCGTCCGGAATAATGATTTCGTCTGTATTAAAACATACCTGTTCGCGAATTTTTGGTAATAAATAGTTGTTAGCAATTTGAGTCTTTTGTTTTTGATTGTAACCTTTTGTTTGAATACGATACATTCTATCTTTTAAGATTGGATTGACCTTTGTCTCGTCATTATAACTGAATATGAATAAACATTTACTTAGATCAAAATCAATTTCTGCAAAATACTTGTCGTGAAACTGAGTATTTTGACTTGTATCTGTCAAATGTGTCAAAATACCTGCTATTTCTTCGCCTCTTGGAGTATCACTAATTTTATCCAATTCATCAAAGTAAATAACCGGATTCATGCATTTACTATCAATCAAAATCTGAATTATTTTACCCCATGTGCTACCCTCATAAGTATAGGAATGACCTTCCAAAAAGCTACTATCTGTTGCACCACCAAGTGCGATGAACGCAAAAGGTCTATTTAGAATTTTACTGATCCCTTCCTTGACAAGAGATGTTTTACCTGTTCCTGGAGGTCCGTGAATTGCGATTGCAGTGCCAATTGCTTTTGGATTGGTTAGAAGTTGACCCAACATTTGCATTATTTGCATCTTGGCATCGTTCAATCCATAGACAGCCTCGTCTAATGTTTTTTGAGCATTTTCCATAAATTCATGACATTTGTCTACACCATCTTCAATACTAAATGGCAGTGATTCAAATTTACCAAATGGAATTCGCATAAAAGTATCAACCCAATTCTTGATTTTATAGAATTCACCGCTACCAGGTTCCATATATTTCAAAGAATTGATCTTTTTCATTGCTGCGCCTTTGAATAAAGTAGGAATATCTGATTCTAATAGTGTCATTCTATATGGCTTTTCAATACGGGTCAACTTGTTGATTTCCTTCAATTCTTTGATTATTTTCTTTTGGTTGTCTATTTCTAGATTTTCAAAGAATTTGTAATCGTTCATGGTGTTTTTATCTTTGACAATTTTTCTGAAAATCCTACCATTTTTATCTTTTTGTTTTTTCATTTTCTTCTCTTGTTTTACCTTTGATTTTTTGATATCTTCCTCACAGAAATCAATACATTTTTTTAATAATTTATTGTTGTTTTCCTTAGATAAAATTTCTTGTAACTTTTCTAAGACAGTTTCATTACTATTTAAATTTGTATTATTAGTTTCATCTGTGGATTCATGAGATGTTTCACTTTTTTTAAGGATTTTTTTCAATTTTTCAATCAAATCTTCATTCACATCTTCTTCATTTTCAGAATCTTTTTCTTTTTTTGATTTATCCTTTGATTTTGCTTTTGGTTTTGTAAATTCTTTTTTCCCTTTTTTACTTTTTTTGACAGTTTCTTCTTCCTCTTCATCCTCATCTTCTTCATCATCTTCTTCATCTTCGTCTTCACTTGAAGAAGCCGATGAAACTGATACATCTTCGTCTTCTGTTTCTGCATCATCATCGTCCTCATCTGAATCATAATCTTCATCCCATTCGTCTTCATCTTCAGCTCCACCAATTGTAAAGATAATATTCAGTTTTTCGCCTCCTTTTAATTCTACGTCGTCATCATATTCTTCATCATCGTCGTCTTCTTCTGATTCATCTTCAGAATCAACAACCTTTTTTGATTTTTTTGTTTTTTTATCATTTTTGGTTTTGGATTTTGAAACTTCTTTTTTATTAGATGGTTTACTCTTTTCGCTGGCTTTATTTTTTGTATTTGATTTAGCCTTTGCCTTTGAACGAGTGATGATTTCATCATCATCCTCTTCTTCATCATATTCTTCATCATCATCAGTTTCCCATTCTTCGTCTTCATCCGCTTGTTCAAGTTGTTTATATATTTTTTTAATTTTTTCACCTGCTGCAACTTTTTTATCTAAATGTTTTGAAGGAAATATCTTGGATAAGAATTTTCTGTATTCATGAACATCCATTTCATCGCTGTCACTTTCACTAATGAAATCATCTCCTCCTTCGTCATCTGAATCAACATTCTTCTTTTTCTTCTTAGAAAGTTCTTCGGCTTTCTTTGTTTTCTTCATTTGTTCCTTTTTAACGGATAGCTTGTTTGAGTTTTCTCTTGTCATTTTGTTTTGTATTAATATTTTAATTTATTTTTAAATTTTTATCAATTTTATTTTATAATAAAATTGAATTAAATAAGTAAAACTATAGATAAATAACAAACGGAAACATTACGGAAACTAATCAAACAAAAGGAAAATATCGCAACACTATTGACAAATATTACACAAAGGATACTATTGTTAATATATGTTTGAGTGATGTAAACAAACATGTGCAAATATGTGAAAATGATTTGATAATAGAACCAAGTGCGGGTAATGGTTCTTTTATATCAGGTATAAAACAAATGACAAACAATTTTATATTTTATGATCTAGAACCTGAAAATATTGAAATAATTAAACAGGATTATTTATTATGTAATATAGATGAATTCAAAAATAAAAAATGCAATATACATGTAATTGGTAACCCGCCATTTGGGCGCCAATCATCATTAGCAATTAAGTTCATAAAAAAATCTGCTGAGTTTTGTAATAGTATGTCTTTTATATTACCAAAAAGTTTCAAGAAAGATAGCTTGCAAAAATCATTCCCTATGAATTTTCATTTGATTTTTGAAAATGATTTACCCGATAAATCATTTTTAGTAGATGGAAAAGAATATAATGTTCCTTGTGTCTTTCAAATATGGGAAAAGAAAACTGTTGATAGGATTACGATAAAAAAACTGGAGCCATGCAATTTTATATTTGTCAAGAAAGAGAATAACCCAGACATTTCATTTATACGTGTTGGTGGTAAATCAGGAACAATAGATAAAAAAACGGAGGATAAAAATATCCAAGCCCATTATTTTATTAAATTTACAAATAATAAATCTGTTGATGAAAATATAAAGCGGCTATCTACAATAACATATGATTTCAATAATACAGTTGGCCCAAAATCAATATCCAAACAAGAGTTGATATTCAAGTTTAATCCGTTGTTGGCTGAGATTTAATAGCTTGCGAAGTGTTTCTAATCCTTCTTGTTGATTTTATTTCCTGGGTTATGTTGACTCCTCTAACAATATTTTCTTTTGTTCTTGATAAAACAAATTGTGGATAATCTTGAAATAGAGACTCCATTTTTGGAATGGAGCATTGAACCCTTCGTTGCTTTTTAGAATCTACTTTAGGTGAAATATTAATTTTCATATTATAATTTTTTTGTATTTCATTTTTCATTTTAATATATTCAATTTTAGTTTCTTTGGATACCTTACCTACATGAATAGCCCTTACAAATTTAACGTATTCTTCTAGTATATCTCTTGTAACAGATCCAAACAAGATATCTCTTAGCTCTTTATTGTAGTCCAATTCCACTATTTCCGAAATCGCTTTGTGACTTGTATTTTGATCGTATCTTATTACTATCATAGTTATGTCAGCATTATCTCTGTCATAAAATCTGAGAATGTCGCCGCAATCTATATTAGAATTCCCTGATGTTTTGATGGAAATGTTTTCATTTGAATTTAATTTGTTCTCGTCGCAACATATGTCAAATTTTTTGGTGTCATTTTTACATTCTGGTAAACCAAATACCTTTTGACGTATTTCACTATCCCAAAATAGACCATGAGATTGACTTTGAGTAAAGTCGTCAATTGTTAAACTTGAATTATGCTCTGTTGTCATTGTAGTGTATTATTATTATGCGATATCAGCTTTAATAAGTATTTTATTTCAATTTTATTTTCTACGCCCAATAAAAGGTTTTTTACCTTTTGTAAAATAATTAAATGCTATATAAAGTAAATAAAATACCATGGCTAAAAAGAAAAACATTATAATTATATTTACGAGTTTTGTGATAGAACAATAAAATGAATTGTCGGATGCATCACAACGAACAGTTGAGCCAAACATTCCAAAAATACCTGAACCCATAATACCACCGTTTCCACTATTTGCGGTATTATTAGTTTTCAAATTAATTTTACCCTTTCCCATTTTAATGCTATAATATATTGCAATAAAAAAACAATTTAAAAAAATCTTATTAAAAATAAAATTGAAAATTTAAAACAATATAAATATAATTATATAAACAAAAGAAGAGATGCCGAGAAATACTATTGCGAATAATAATTCTAGTAATTGTTCTAAAATTATTGGGATTCAGTTTAGTATTTTATCTCCAGATGAAATCAGAAAAGGTTCGGTAGCAGAAATTACTAGCAGAGATACGTATATTAATAATAAGCCTGTCATTGGTGGTTTATTTGACCCTCGCATGGGTGTATTAGAGGCCGGTCTAATATGTCCTACCGATGGTTTAGATTACATGACAACTCCTGGCTATTTTGGTCACATTGAATTGGCGCGTCCTGTATTTTACATACAATATTTAAGCACCATCTTGAAATGTTTACGTTGTATTTGTTTCAAATGTAGTAAATTATTAGTTAGCAAACAGAAATACAAACAAGCTTTGAATTTGCAAGGTGAACATAGATGGAAATATGTATTTAAATTGTGTAGTTCAATGAAGAGATGTGGTGAAGATACTGAAGATGGATGCGGCTGCCTTCAGCCAACCAAAATAAGAAAGGAAGGTTTAGCAACTATTTATGCGGAATGGGTAAGTAATAATGCGGAAACAGAAAATATTGTAATTAAATTGACCCCTGAAATGGTTTTAAAAATATTCAAGCGAATCTCGGATGAAGATGTTTCATTTATGGGTTTTAGTCCTACTTGGTCTAGACCTGATTGGATGATTTGTCAAGTGATGTCAGTGCCTCCTCCTGCAGTGAGACCTTCTGTAAAACATGATGCGCAACAGCGATCTGAAGATGATTTGAGTCATATTTTGGTGAATATTATTAAAACAAACAAAACGTTGCAAGAAAAAATACAAAACAATGCTCCTGCTAATGTGATTGACGATTGGACTACTGTCCTGCAATACTATGTGTCTACACAAGTGGATAATAAGATTCCTGGTGTTGCATCCGTTGCACAGCGTTCTGGACGTCCTTTGAAGTCAATTAAAGACCGTTTGAATGGTAAAGGTGGGCGTATGAGAGGCAATTTAATGGCAAAACGTGTAGACTTTAGTGCGCGTTCTGTTATTACAGCTGACCCCAATATTTCAATTCGTGAATTGGGTATTCCTTTGAAAATTGCTAAAAATATTACCAAACCTGTTACTGTTAATAAATTAAACCGTGCATTTTTGACAAAATTGGTGCAGAATGGGCCTGATGAATGGCCTGGTGCAAAGATTTTGGAAAAGAAGAATGGCGAGTCAATTACTTTGCGTAATATTGACCGCAATTCTATTGTGCTGGAAGAAGGCGATATTGTGCACAGACATATGATGGATGGGGATGCTATTCTCTTTAATAGACAACCTACTTTACATCGTATGAGCATGATGTGTCATATTGCTAGAATTATGAAACGTGGCGACACGTTTAGAATGAACGTGGCCGATAGACTTTGTGTCGGCAACAGGAGGCGTTAAAAGCGTGTAACCTCCTAGTGAATATCAATTATAATATTTGTTGATTATTTGCAACGTCGCCAAATTGACTGGAAGTTCCTTAGAGCCTTCACTACCACTCACTACAGGAAACGTCTGTGAGGAACACGATTAATAATCGTACCCAAAGGTAATAAAGTGAAGGATTGGATAATCAGCAGCCAAGCCCCTAAACTCGTTATGATAGAGCATGGGGAAGGTTCAGAGAGTAGATGACGACGGGTCTTAAATGATAGTTTAACCAACTTGATAAGGCACAAGGTGTACTCCACCCTTATTAGAAATAATAAGGACCCAAGACAAAGCCATACAACGCGGATGGATTCTGTTACCATATATGGTAACGTTTTAGCGTCAACGTCCGCAAAAGGGAGCATTAAAAGTGTTTTACTCCCTAGTGAATAAATTAATTAATAATTATGGGCAAACAATATAAAAATATTCTATGATAAAATATAAATGAATGTATCTGATACAAAACCTTTAGAGAAATCGTGTTCAAAATGTGGAGAAATAAAGACGGAAGATAAATTTATTATTAAAAGAAATATTTGCAAAGAGTGTCGCAATAATAAAAGTAGAGAAAAATACAAATTGCTTGAAATTATTGAAGATTTACACCAAAAATGCAATTTTTGTAATAATGAAAAACCTCTTTCATATTTTATTAAAAACAGAAAAGTATGTAAAGAGTGTAATAATTCTAAAAGACAATTTAAATATAAAACAGATGAAGAACATCGTAAAATGATAATTAAAAGCAGAAGTGATTTTAAACGGAAGAAAGCTATTGAAAGACGGAAAATAAAAGAGGAACATCAAGAAGCAATCGGACAAGATAATAAGTTATGTAAATATTGCAATGAAATTAAAAGTAAAGAAAGATTTAGACATAACCGTTTAAAATGTAAAGATTGTGAAAGAGATGAGCCTTTAGAAAAATTAAAAAGAGTGATACGAAGCAGGATTTTTAGTGCAATAAATCATAAAAATAATCATACATTTGAATATTTAGGGTGTAAATCATCTGATTATTTAAATTGGCTATTATATAATGATAATGGTTACACTCTTGAAAATCGTGGAAAAGAATGGCATATTGACCATGTAATACCTCTTTCAAAATTTAATCTAGAAGATGAAGAACAGCAAAAAATAGCT